CCTAACACAAAGAGACGAATTGTATAAGAATGGAATCAATCCAGTAGTTTCTGTTACTGGCGATGGGGTTATCCTTCTTGGAGATAAAACTCTACAAAGAAAACCTTCTGCGTTCGATAGAATTAATGTTCGTAGATTATTCATTACTCTTGAAAAATCTATTTCTAGAGCAGCAAAATTCAGCCTATTTGAATTTAACGATCCGTTCACTAGATCACAATTCGTCGCTTTAATTGAACCATACCTACGTTCAGTACAAGCAAGAAGGGGTATTACCGCATTTAGAGTAGTTTGTGACGAAACCAATAATACTTCAGATATTATTGATAGAAACGCTTTTGTTGGTGATATCTATATTAAACCAGCAAGAAGCATCAACTTTATCCAATTAAACTTTGTTGCAGTAAAAACTGGTGTGGACTTTAATACAGTTGTAGGACAATTCTAACATAAATTAGAATAATAATAAAAGGGGTCTTAGGACCCCTTTTTATTTGACGTAAATTAAGATTATTATAAATACTTAAAAATATTTACATTTCCAAGGAGAAATAAGATGGCTAATTACCAACCTTTTAACATTTCCACTTTTGTCAATAACATGACCTTTGATGGAGCCAGACCTAACCTTTTTGACATCACTTTTGAAGCTCAATCAGAAAACGTTGGAGACAACTTTACATTAAGAGCAGAATCTACTTCCCTTCCTGGTTCTAGTATTGGTACTGCTTCTGCATATTTTTTCGGTAGAGAAGCGAAATTTGCTGGTAATAGAAGGTTCGATAATTGGACCGTTCAAATTCTAGTTGACGAGCAAGATTACAAGAGCGGTCCAAGATTTTTCTTAGAAAGTTGGATGAATAAATTGAATGGTCACGTTGCAAACGTTAGAGATTCAGCAAAAATCACACCAAACGACTACCAAAAAGATGGATACGTTAGACATTATAGTAAAGACGGTAAAGGTATTCTAGCAGAATATAAAATGGTCCAGTGCTTTCCAGTAGATATTTCTCCAATTAATTTGGGTTGGGATCAAAACGACCAAATCGAAAGATTTTCCGTAACTTTCGCAATGCAATGGTGGGAATCTAATACTGGAAGTACAGATAAGACTTCTTCTTAATGTCTATAAATATTGAATTAATCTTAATTATGGAATAAAAATATGGCAGATAAATCATTCAGTTTATTCGGGTTTAAATTAAAGCGTAAAGAAGAAGAAAAGGTAGATCAAATACCAAGTTTTACTGTACCTGCTAACGAAGACGGTGCAACAACAATTTCTTCTTCTGCTTTTTATTCTCAAACTATAGACTTAGACGGAATAACAAAAAACGAGGTTGAATTAATAACTCGCTATAGGGAAATGGCGATGCAACCAGAAATTGAATCTGCTATTGAAGATATTATTAATGAAGCTATAGTACAAAACGATGATGGAAAATCTGTAGATATCGTCACAGACAATATCGCAAAAATGTCAGATAAATTGAGAGATGCCATCGAAGCAGAATTTAAAGTTGTATTAAAACTTTTAAATTATAATAATATGGCGTCTGATATTTTCAGAAGGTATTATGTAGATGGTAGATTATTTTACCACGCAATTATTGATATTACCAACCCAAAAAAAGGTATTCAAGAATTACGATATGTTGATCCAAGAAAAATTAGAAAAATTAGAGAAGTAAAAAAGCAAAAAGATAAAGAAACAGGAGTAGAAGTCGTTACAGATGTGAGCGAATACTATATCTATAACGATAGAATGGTATCCGGCACCACAGCAACTTCAAGCGTTCAAGGTATTAAAATAGCTCCAGATTCTGTAATCAATATCAATTCGGGGCTAATGGACGCTAGAAGAGCAGTCGTTTTAAGTTATTTACATAAAGCAATCAAGCCATTAAACCAATTAAGAATGATTGAAGACGCTTCTGTGATTTATAAGCTATCAAGAGCTCCTTCTAGAAGAGTATTCTACGTTGATGTTGGTGATATGCCTAAAGCAAAAGCTGAACAATATCTTAGGGATATGATGACCAAATATAGAAATAAATTGGTGTATGACGCCACTACTGGAGAAGTAAGAGACGACAGAAAACATTTATCCATGCTCGAAGATTTTTGGATGCCTAGAAGAAATAACGGAACAACTACAGAAATTAAAACTCTGGAATCTTTAGACAATTTCTCAAATATGGATATGGTAGAATATTTTGAGAGAAAATTGTATAAATCTCTGAACGTTCCCGTAAATAGATTGGACCCACAAAATGTTTATAATGTTGGTAGAAGCAGCGAAATTACAAGAGACGAATTAAAGTTTGCTAAATTTATTGACAAACTAAGAAATAAATTTTCTGATATGTTTGATCAAATCATGAGAATTCAATTAGTTTTAAAAGGGATTTGTACAGAAGAAGAATGGGAAGAATATAAAGAGGGCGTATTTTACGACTTCGTAAAAGATAATAACTATTCTGAATTGAAAGAAGCAGAATTGATGCAAGGTCGATTGGGGATTCTTGGGATTATTGACCCTTACGTTGGGAAATATTATTCAAAAGAATGGATTCAAAGGAATGTATTAAGGTTGAATGACGACGAGATTCGACATATGAGTAAAGAGATGGAAACCGAAAAAAAGGAAGACATAAAAAATCAAGAAGAAGATCAGAGCAATCAAATTAAATTACAAGCTCAAGCAGCGGAATTGCAGAGTAAATTGATGCCTCAACCAGATCAACAGATTGATGCCGGACAAGAACAAGGTCAAGAATCAACACCGCAAAATCCAAATAATCCATACAACGTATATAAATAATAAATTTAGGAGTCAATAATGAACGAGAATATTTCTAAAGCGGTAGATTTCGCGTTTTCTAATAACATTAGCGAAATGGGAAAAGAAATTGAAGGAGCATTAATGCAAAAAGTTTCTGATGCTCTTGCTGGTAAAAGAATCGAAGTTGCGCAAACCTTAGTTCAAAATGAAAGAGAAGAACCAGTTGACGATTTTGAAGAAGAAGATTTTGAAGAATCTGAATCTATCCAAGAACTAAGCAAAGACACCCTCCAAAGTTATGTTAATAAACGTCAATGGGATATGGGTGCAAACGAAAAGATGCAAAAGAAAATGGATACCGGATTATCCAGAGCTGAAACTAAACTAAAAGGCGACCAACACAAACTTGATAAAAATAAAAATGGTAAATTAGATTCTCAAGATTTCAAGTTATTAAGAAAAGAATCAGAAGAACTAGAAGAAAAGTTATCTGTTTCCGATGGAGCCGAAAAGTGGATCCAAGATTTTGTACATTCTGACAACCCCAAGTTTGAAGGTAAATCCAAGAAAGAAAGAATTCAAATGGCTCTTGGTGCCTTTTATGCCGCTAAGAAAGCGACCAACGAAGAAGTTGAAGAACTTGACGAAATCTCCTCAAAATTAGCGTATAGAGCTGCAAGTAAGAGAGGGGAACGAATGTCCAAAGCATGGCGAGCTAATGATATGGACACTTTCGAAAAAGAAAGAGGAAAAGCCGAAAAAACTTATAATATTGCAACAAAAAAAGCAAAAGCAGCAGAGAAGAAAAACCCACAAAAACCGGAACAATCATACCCTTTAGGTGGTTACTCGCGCGCAAGTAATAGATCATATAGTGAAGAAATTGAAGATATCCAAGAACTAAGCAAAGAAACCCTTCAAAACTACGTTAATAAACGCCAATGGGATATGGGTGCTAATGAAAAAGCGCAAAAGAAAATGGATACTGGTTTAGCTAGAGCTGAAAAGAAAATTAAGAGAAAATTGAAAATTAGTCAATAAGATATAATGAAAACTATAAAGTCGCCACCACAGAATATACTTTTTAGTTTGGTTGCAATTCAACCATTCCCTAAAAATCAAAAGGTGGCTCTTTATTTTTCAAAAGAACTTAAAAAATATTTTTCAATGAGTTACGGTAAAAATGGAATAGAGTTATCTGAATCAGATTTTTCTATTATTGAAAAACTAAAAACAATAGAAGAAATAGAACCGTTATATTTTCATGACGGTTCTATTTTGAATATTGATAAAAAATGTTCTGAATATATGTTAAATCTATATGAAAATATATCAGAAGGTAAATCTGATTTTGAGGAATTCATACTCAGTTCAGATAAACATTTTTTATCAATATTAAATTATTCTGTAAATAGATTTAAAAAGGAAACATAGATATGTCAGTTTCAAGAGTTAAGTATCAAAAGCAGTTCTTCCCAGTAGAAGCATACAATTACGACTGGGCGAATGGTAAAGTGGTTATTACGTCTACTGGACACATATTACACAATAATGTAACGGTAACTCTTGCTTCTGGAGCAAGTTACGACGCTTTAACGGGTTTAGTTACTGTTATAAACGCCAATACATTTTCAGTCCCAGCAATTACGAATTTACAATTTATCGATAATTATGCTTTAAACGGTTATGTTTCAGGACAATCAGGAGAAAAACCAGCACAAACTTTACCAAGAGGTACTGGTTGTGATGCAGTAATCCAATCTTACGTTACAGGTACTGGAGGCGCTTCTTATAAAATAGACGTTTCTTTGGATACTGAACATTGGATTTCTCACTCCACGATTACACATTCAACAACAAGCGGAAATACTTATTTTATTACTGTTGCTCCTGGTTGGGCATACTATAGAGCAAACGTTACTTCTATTGGTGCAAATACTAATTTGGTAATTATGTCTTCGGAGTAAGATATGCCTCTGGTAAATTCATCAGATTGTTGGAAAAAATACGGGAACCCATTTAAAGAAAATAATATGTCTGTTTGGGTTGTTCCAAACTATTTGCATATTGGACCGATACCCAAAAAGATTTATTGCAATAAAGATATGATTACCCCATTAACAAACGCTTTTGAGAATATCCTAAAAAAAGGAATAAGCGACCAAGTAAAAACTTGGGATGGATGTTTTAATATTAGATCA